AGCGGATCCTGGGACGATAGGAGCACTTTTAACTAAATAAATATCGTTTGTTCCATCATTGATGTAAACGTCTACATTAACTGTTGTAGATAAAATATTTGAAATTGCAATACCAATAACAGTATCATAACTGTTTGCTGTAAATGAAGTTACAGGAGTTATTCCAACGTTGTTGTTTGTAAATCTTCTAAAATTTTGTGCCATTGTATTTCCTTATATTATAGTGCTATCGCCATTGCAATAGAAAAACCAGCGGTTGCCACACTGGTAAATCCTAAATTAGCTGAGCCATCTGTAGTTATAGCCTGTCCACTACTACCATCTGCTGTTGGTAAAGTAAATAAGCTTATTGTTTTTAATAAAGTATTAACATTAACTACGTTTGTTCCATCTGAATAAACAAGTATTGCGCCTTTATTAGTCGTTGAAAATGTAACACCTGTCCCTGAAACTGTTTTAAATTGAACAGTAAAAGCACCCGTTGTTCCATTAATAATAGTGTAAACTTTTTCAATACCATCTGGAATTGTTACAACTTGGTTTCCTGTAATAGTACCCGTTAATTTTATAACTGCATTTCTTGCATTAGAAAGAGCAGCATCGGTCATTACAAGAGCTGTAGTTTGAGCTCCACCTGCAATAGATACTTCTTGATAACCCGCAACAGCTTGTTGTAATAAATTTAAATTTGTATTTGTTTTAGTTCCCCAGGTACCGGCGTTTTCGCCTGTAACCATAAGCTCTAGTTTTAGATCTGTTGAAAATGATGATGCCATATTTAAATCCTTGTCTTTTTTAAATTATTTATGCAGCAGTGTCAATCTCTGTCCAATTTACAGAGGTGCCTGTATTCACACCTGAATAAGCTACTGTATCACCAGTATTGACTTCTGTCCATATACTAAATTTAACATTTCCAAGAGTAGCAGTTAATGCCTGACCTGTTATATTTACAGGGGCATCAATTTTAACACTTAGAGCACCTAAATTAATATTTAATTCTTGAGCTACAGCATTAACAACTACATCAACTACTATATTTACACTACTTATTGCACTTGTTAATTGTTGACCTACTAATGCAACATCTGGGCTTGGGTCTACACTACCTAGTGTTCCTGTTAATTGTTGACCAATTAAAACTACATTAGCATCTCCAATAGCCGTTACTGAATTTAAAGCTGTTGTTAAATTTTCACCTGTTACTGGTACATCAGTAATAATTGTAACGGTTACTGAATTTAAAGCTGTAGTTAAACTTTCACCTGTTAAATCTACATTAGCATTAGCTAAAGGAGTAACTGAATTTAAAGCCGTTGTTAAATTTTGACCTATTAATGAAACATTAGCATCAGCTAAAACTGTAACTGAATTTAAAGCTGTTGTTAAATTTTCACCTGTTAATGAAACATTAGCTGTTCCTAAAACTGTAACTGAATTTAAAGCTGTTGTTAAATTTTGACCTGTTAATGAAACATTTGCATCTGCTAATACATTTACACCGTTTATATTTGTAATTAATGGGTTCTCAAATACTGGAACAGAAATATTACCATCTGCAGAAATACCAACACTACTTTCAAGAGCATGAATTAATTCTTCACCGGTAACATTAACGATTACATTTGATGTTACTGTTACAATAACTGAACTTAAAGCTGTTGTTAAAGTTTGACCTGTGACTTCAATTGGAATGTTTTCATTCCAGGCGCCCTGTCCCCAGGTGCCTCTACCCCAACCGTCAACAATGTCAGACATGACTTAGACTCCTATTAAGAGATTCTGATAATAGCCGCTGTAGATGTGAAAGCTGGAAATTGAATTGTGAATGTACCGCTTGTTGCTGTTTTATCAGTTACAAAATTTAATACTGCAACTGCTGCATTTGAAAAAGAAGTATTATAAATTAATGCTCCTCTTGCAGTTATTGTTACACCAGTAAATGATAGATCAGCAAAATCTGTAAAAGCAACTGTTGATATAACTGATGTTCCAGAATTTACTAAAGTACCACCACCTGCACTATATGCTCCTGATGCAGTAACTTCACCTGTTGTAGTATATGCAGTTGTAGTCGCACCTAATGTTGCAGTTGATACATAAAGAGCTAATTTAAAAACATCTCCACCTGCTGATGAAAAATCTTGATCACCATCTAATAGTTGTTTTTTAAAACTATTTGGTAACGCTTGTGTAATGGCCATACTTGTTTCTCCTATTGTGGTTTACGAACTATACGAGGTTCTCCATCTAGAAACTCATCCGTTCGTCTTCTTCCCATTTGTTCTAATGAGAATCCTTCGATAGCTTGTTTATACCTATTTTCATAGTATTGCAACATATCTGTAGGACCTTTTAAAAATCCATAAGCTTCAACTAAGCAAGCATATAATAAGCCATTGGGAAATTGTTGACTTAAATATGTATTTGCGGTTGTAGCTGATAATCCAGTTGGTTTCAAGATATAATTTAATTGAATTGTATAGGCTTGATCTGGAATAGGTGCAAATTCTATAGTATTTTCATCCCAATTTCCATAATATTTAGGAACCCCTGTAACTCCTGTTGAATTATATTCATTTATAAAACTCATATCTCTAATATCCATGAAACTTATAACACCTGAATTTATAACTTGAGCAGATCTTATTATTAAACAATTTGCAGGAACATTTAAATATTTTTGACTTACTACAAAAGTAGAAGTATCATATTTTCTATTATTATCAGAATCTACATCTCTTAATATTCTAAATTCAGCATCTTGAATAAATCCATCAATAATAGTTGATGTTAATACATTAGAATCTACCTCTGTGTAATTTCTTATTTTTGTAACTAATTCTGAATATGTCATATTAAGCCTGTAATGTTACTGGACCTGCAGAACATTGTGCTCCACCACCAGCTATATTTCCTGTTGTTGCCGTATCTGTACTTAAAAAATAAAAATAATTTAAAGTATCACTTACAATACCAGATGAATCAATTTTTCCAACTGTAATTGTAAAACCATTTGCATTAGAAATATCAGTAACTCCATCAAATGAAGGAACTAAATCAAAAGAATTTTCTCTAGAAGGAATACCAATAGTATTAACTTCAGGTGGTCCTCTAAATCTAACTATATTACCAGTAGATCTTCCATGATCTTCTGAATAAACATTTATATAAGTAAAACCTGCATACTTTGTAGTTGAAAAAGGATTTGGATCTAAAGCTACAATTACTGGTGGTTCTTGTCTATCAGGATGGGCATATCTTAAACCCTGTGGATCAGCTGTAGTTGGTTTTGGATCTAATTGAGGTTGTTTTGGTTCGTATTCTGAAACATGTACCCATGAACCATTCCATTCTTGAACCATTTCTTGATATGGAAATCTACAACCAGAACGGTCAGAAATCATGTAAGCAAATCTACCGCTTGAGTTCTTAGACATTTGGATAATAAGTTTTTGGAGTTATAAATGAACTTGAAGAAGATCCATCACCTTCTAAAGCTCTATTTAATTCATCTTCATATAACATTTTTAATTCTTGTGTTCTTTGCGGAGCAAGTTTAAGTGAAACATAATAAGCTAGTCCCGCGCACATACATGGAACAAATCTATATGGAACATCTGTTGCATTTGTATAAGCTCCAACATCTTGAATTCTTTTAGCATAGTAATATTGCATTACATTATTTACCTGCGCTGCTCCTGGAGTTAGGTATAAAGTAATTGTAATTTTATCTATAAATCTTTGTACATAATATTGTGTTGGTTGACCTTGTGAATATTTAGAGGATAGCCCACTGTAAGCTGATCTATTAATTTTAGTAAGTGGAAAATCAACAACAGGAACTTGTTCTGTGTTTCTATAAACTGCTTCTAAAATATCATCTGGTCCATATGTAATAGAATTATAATCATATACAGTTGCATTATCTGCATGAATTGCAGCCGTTGTACCATTAGCACCTCTTGTACATCCTGTAATTGTCATAGAAGATGTATCTGTTCCTGTATAATTAATTTGTTCAGATCCAATTAATAATGTTCCAGTTGTTGGAAACTGCCAAACTGAATCTAATGTAATTGTTGTAGCAGATGCATTAATTGCACCATTTAAATAACTAAGTGTTCCATCTGAAGTACCATCGGAAGTTGATCTATAGATAGTATAGGTACTTTGCCCTTGGATCATGGAAATAGTATTACTTGCTACTTCCCAATAATGAAGACCTCTGTTTGCCCATTCCTGAAACATTATATTTAGAGATCTTCTTGTAGATTCTAAATCTTGTCCTGTTCTTGGTGCAGATAAACCAATTCTTTCGTAAGCCTCTTCTATAATTTTATCTATAAAAAAAGTTTTCTCAAAAGTTGTAGTTCCAGAAGTAGTGTTAGCCATCTAACTTCTCCTTACGGTGTTAAGCCTGAACCAGAAAATTTATCTGTTAATAATGTAACTGCTCTAACATTTGTTAATGTTGAAACATAAATTCCTTTTGGGAATAAAATTCCATCTTCAGGGAAACTAAAATTAATAACATCACCACTTGGTACATCAGCTGTAAACAAATTTGATCCAGCTTGACTTGTTGTTGTTAATTTTACAATTCCTACACCACTACTATTAGATGCAATAATAATTCCTCTAAGTCTTACTGGAGGAGCTACTACTGCAGTAGAAGTACTTGCTGTAAATCTAGTCGCTTGTATATCGCCTTTATATGAACCCATTTTTTTCTCCTTGTATTAAGGAGCCCTTACGAGCTCCTTAAAAATTAATTTATTAGTCACTAAATGGTGTTACTAATATACCAGAACCTAATAAAGTTGCAGAAACTAAATATTTGTTGGCAGCAACTGCTGTTATTTCCAACATAGATCCAGTAACTCCACCTTTTGTAGTTCCATTTAAAGTTATTACATCATTAGATGCAGATGGATCAAAAGATTTTCCACCAGCGTCATTATTAATAACGATATTAGCAATACCTACATATTTATCAGTGCCATTAGTTTTAATAGTTAAACCACCCGCTGTAGCTGAAGTTTCAATATAGAACTTATAAGAAGTACCAATATTGTTTAAACTATTATAATCACCACCTGGACCAGATACGTTTGAGTATGCTGTTGAAACTATCGCAGGTAATATGATTTCTGCAGTAGCATTATTAACTCTAATAATTCTTCCTGCATAATTTCCTACATCTAAAGTTGTAGATGCAGCTGTAATGTTTTTTACTGTTCCCGGACCAGTTCCTATAAAACCATTTAATGATCTTACTGGACCGTCGAAAGTTGTTTGTGCCATAGTATGTTCTCCTAGTTATTCCATTACCGTCTCTAGGCCGTCGACTATACGCGTCGATAAAGGAAAGTTAAGTATAGTGCTTAAGATATAACTGAATTTATTGAATAGCGCAAGAGATACCTGCATCGAAAATCTACTTTTCGGATATAAATAGCTAGGTTTAGCTAGCTACAGAAAACTCAGGAGCAGCCATTTCTACTTTAATTTGTCTTGTAGCTATTTCAGCTTCAGACATCTTAATCTGGTTAATGATTTCACGAATTTTCTCGTCAATCCTAACCATGTCAAGAGTATATATTCCCTCTTGAATGTAGTGTTGCTCCCAATCAAGTTCTAGGGCTCTCTTCTTTGTGTAAAGAGCTTGA